CTTACCAATCAGCGCGTGGGCCCTGTCGGCCAGTTCATCTCGACGGGCCTTACCCTTCGCGACGTGAAGATCGCAGCAGACGAGCTTGCAGGCTCGGACAAGTGCGAGATTCAGATCGACGGTAAGACGGTGATCGTCGGATACGTCGATGACTTTGATTTCGAGTACGACGCGAACCGCGCAGACCTGAGGGTCTCGGGGCGCTCCAAGACGGGCGACCTCGTGGACTGCTCGGCGGTCTATAAGACCGGGCTTTGGCAGAAGGCGACGATCTACCAGATTGCGAGCGACCTTTGCTCGCCGTTCGGCATCGACGTTATCCCGCTCATCGCAAACGACTCCGACTGGCTCAAGCCGTTTGATCGCTTTCGCATCGACGACGGCGAGACAATCTACGAGACGCTTTCGCGCGCCGCAGAAATGCGCGCATTGCTTCTACGCAGCGGCAACGACGGGAGCCTGCAGATCGAGCGCGCCGGGCAGTTCTCGTCAGGCGCTGGCCTCGAGCTCGGAAAGAACGTGCTCGTGGGAGGCATCGGGCGCAGCTACCGCGAGCGCTTCAGCGAATACACCTTCAAGGGCCAGACCGAAGCCAGCGACGAATGGTCAGGTCTTACAGCGAACAAGCTTGAGCATCGGGTCACAGACACAGGCGTTGCGCGCTACCGGCCTCTCGTTGTTCACAGCGACAAGCAGCGCGGAAAAGACGACGTTGGCAAGCGCGCAGTCTGGGAGCGAAACGTAAGGGCAGGGCGCTCGATTCGGCACCGCTACACGGTCGAGGAGTGGACCTCGAATCTGGGCCTTTTGTGGGACCCGAACACGTTGGTCAAGATCACTGACGACTGGTGCGACGTGGACACAACGGCGCTTGTGACCTCGGTTGAGTTCGTGCTCGCCGGCGAGCGCGTGACCACGTTGGAACTCATGGACCCGTCGGCATTCACGGCGAAGCCTGAGCAGCCGAAGGAACCGAAGAAGAGGGGACGACGCTGATGGATCGCGCGCTGTTCTCCGAGATCTCGGCCATGCTCAGGCCGCTTCAGCGCAAGCTGCGCAACCAGATCAACCGTGCTGTGATCGCGCTCGTAAGCGACTCGCCCGGCATGCAGAAGACTCAGGCCAGCGTGCTCTCTGGCGAAGTCATGGAGCAGGAGCACATGCAGCCCGGTGGGCTTACGCATGTCCCGCTCCCTGGGGCCGAGGGCCTCTTCGTCACCGTGTCAGGCGTGCGCGACGATGGCGTGATGATCTGCGTATCCGATCGCAACTACAGGCCCAAGGGTTTGCAGGCGGGCGAAACGGCGCTCTACAACGATGCGCCTGCGATCACACAAAGTAAGATCCTGCTCAAGCTCGACGGGTCTATCGAGGTGCTTCCTGCCGCGGGCAAGGGCGTACTGATTGGCGGCTCGACTGCGACTCAATCGCTTGTGCTTGGCGAGGCGTTGATCGCGTACATCGATGCAGTGACAGCCGCGATCGTGACAGCTTTCGGAACGATTGCAGCTGCCGCACCGTCTGGCGGGGCACCTGCGGCCACATCGCTTTCAGCCGCGCTCACGGCATCCGCTGCGCTGAAAACAGCGTCGCTGTCTCTGCTCCACAAAATCGATTCCTGAGCGTCTAAAGGCGCTCAACAGGACCCACTGGTGCGCCGCAGCCACCGGCAAGCCTTTTCCTCCGTCAGGCGAACCGGAAACAGCGGCAACTTTTCCCGAGCACGTGGGGTGTTCGGATGGAGGCACGACCATGGCAAATTTCGCAGGACTGATTCCGAGAGCTGACTTCGCAGACAAAGAGCCGCGCATCCGAGACCTGGAGCTTGGGAAGAAGCTCGGTTACGCGTCGCCTGTAGATGTTCGTAAGCTGGTCGCCAGGCTGGCGGAAGCCGGCAAGCTGCCGGGCGCTTCAGTTGTTGCCACGGTGGCAAAAACCTCAGGAGGCCGCCCTGGGCGCGAATACTGGCTAGACGAGCGCAGCGCACTGCTCGTGGCGTCCCAGTCCGGCATGCCGTCCGGCATCGATGTCACCATCGAAGTGATCGATGTGTTCGTGCGCTACCGGCGTGGCGAGCTTCCAACTTCTCCGGATCCCATTCACCCATTGTTCGCTCGGCAGCGATCAGAGTGGGAAGCGCTGTGGTCACCCAAGGTAGTGCGCGCGCTCTGCGCGCTGTACGGGAACAGTAAGCTCTACACCATGGGCGGTCAGATGCCCGGCGGATGGTTCGCAGGCATCCAGCGCATGATTTACGAGCACGTGTGGGATTCAGAACACGTTGCCGAGGCCATCAAGCGATCGCCACGTGCGCGGCGTGGCAACAACTGGCACCAGCACATGACGCCCGAAGCGCGCGCTGCGTTCTCAGTCGAACTCGACGCAATTGCAGAAATGGCGACGCTTTGCCTTGATCACACTGATCCGGTCAGCCGTTTTTGGGAGCGCATGCGAGAGCGCTACCTGAGCATGCCGATGCAGCTCGGGCTACGCGGAATGCTCATCTCGAGCAACGCGTCTCAAGCCCTTCCGTGCTGACAGTAAGACACTCAGGTTCGCCGTCACGGCCTGGGCCGCTGGGGTTACTCCTTCCCCCTGCCGGCCGAACGACGGCACTAACTCACGAGGTCCCGCATGATCACAGCTGCAACTACCGGGATCGTGCGCAACGCAGACGGCAGTCTCTACGAAGACGATGGCCTCGAAACCGTCGTTGCGATCTCCCTGTTCACCGACGCGAAAGCCACGACAGCAGATGGCCTTGAGCCAGGCGACGATCCGCGAGGCTACTGGGCCGACGCGTACGACGATGAGCAGGGACTCAACATCGGCTCGAAGCTGTGGCTACTCGAAGGCGCCACGATGACAGTCACCGCTTTGCGCGAGGCCGAGACGTACGCGAAAGCAGCGCTCGAATGGATGATCGCGGACGGCGCAGCGGACCGCATCGAGTGCAAGGCGACGCGCCTGAGCGACGAAGCCGCATCGCTCGACATCGCGCTCTACAAGCCCGGCACCGGGTCACCTTACCAACTTACCTGGGAGCTGCACTTTGCCCTTCAGTAGACCGACGCTCCCGCAGATCGCGGCCCGCGTAAAGACCGACATCAGCACGGCTCTCGACAGCACCGCTGCGTTCTTTCGCCGGTCCTTCGAGCGCGGTGTGCAGATGGCCATGGCTGGCGTCTCGCACCACCTGCACGGCCACATGGCGTGGATCGCGCTTCAGCTTGATCCCACCTCGGCCGACGATGACATGGTGGAAAAGATCCACGGCAACCCGTGGGGAATCACGAAGGTAGCGGCCGTTCAGGCAGTCATCACTGTCACTGCCACAGGCACCAACGGGACAGTCGTTCCTGACACCACGACATCTTACCTTCGGTCAGACGGAACGCGCTTCACCGTCACCACCGGTGACACTGTGGCGGGCGGGACAATCACGCTCACGCTCACAGCCGATGAGCCAGGCGCATCGGGCAACACGGACGCGGGCGAAGTCCTGACCATTGAAAGCCCGATCGCTGGCCTGAGCACTACTGCCACGGTCGCCACGCGGCCCACTGACGGCGCGGACGAAGAGACTCCCGAGGCTTACCTGGATCGCGTGCTGCAACGCCGCAGAACGCCTCCCAGGGGCGGCGCCGTGGGCGACTACGAAGCGTGGCTGCTCGAAGTCGCGGGCATCACGCGCGCGTGGGAGTACCCGAGGCAAGAGGGGCCCGGAACGGTTACCTGTTACGTCGTCAACGACGCTGCGGACCCGATCACAGTAAGCTCGGCCAAGCTCGCTGAGTGCGCCGCGCACCTGGACACGGCAACGCGGCAGCCGACGACGGCAGACGTTTACGTCTACACGCCGACGCTTCAGGCGGTAAACCTTACGATCAACATCTCGCCGAACACAGCAGCTGTTCAGGCGGCAATCACGACTGAGCTTGAGGCGCTGATCACGCGCGTGGCAAGCCCCGGCGGAACCGAAGTCTTACTGTCCGCGATCAATGAGGCGATCTCGATCGCCCCAGGCGAGACAGACCACGCGGTGGTGTCGCCGGTTGCCGACATTACTGTTCCATTCGGGAGCATGGCCACGCTCGGAACCGTCACCTATGGGACGTTGCCGTGACCGCTGACGACTTCCTTCATCAGCTGCTAGCGCTTCTGCCTCCGGGTAAGGCATGGTCGCGCGAAGGCGTTTCGATCCTTACCAGCGTGATGGATGGCATCGCGCCGGAGTTCGCGCGGGTGCAAGACCGTGCAGACGCGCTGCAACTCGAGCTCGACCCCAACACTGTCACGGAGATGATCGACGAGTGGGAGTCCGCGAACGGTCTCCCTGACGATTGCCAGGACCCGCTTTCGACCATCGAACAGCGGCGCGCTGCACTCATATCGAGACTTCGCGAAGCACAGGGACATAACCCCGCTGATTATGTCGCGATGGGCGTAGCGCTAGGGCATGCGTCAACCGGCGTTCTCCGAAGGCCTTACACCCCGTTCACCGTGGGCAGCCCTGCGGGCGCACCGTTGTACGGGCCTGATTGGCTGTTCGCGTTCGACGTTCACTACATGGCGAACCTCATTGCGAGCCCGCACGACTTCACCACGTGGACAAACGTAAACGTTACCGTGTCCGCGAACGCGACCTATGACCCTGCCGGCTCTGCAATTGCTGACTCTCTCGACTTCGGCGCAGTCGCTCCAGCGTCGAGAACGCTCGCGATCGCAGGCGCTCCGCTTCATGTGCAGTTCAGTGTGTGGCTCGTTTCCTATACGGGCCTGCATCAGGTTCAGCTCGATATCATCGCGGTTGACGGAACGGTAAGCTCGAAGATCGTAACGGTCGATGAGCGCTGGGGCAGGCACGAGCACCGCGCAGAAGATTCGAGCGGAATTGCAAGCGTAAGGATCTCGCGCGTAGGCACGGGCAGCGGATATCTCGTTTACGCCTGGGGAGCCTGCGCTGGAGAAGTAGATGACGTCTTCGAGTGCAGGCTCGACACGGTCAAGCAGGCGCACACGGTGGCGCTCTATCGCGTGGTCGGCGACCGCGCTGGATACATCGCTGGCGACTTCGTTTCGCTCGGTGCGCTCACTGCAAGCGCAGCCGGAACAGTCGTCTAAGGAGATAGTAAGACATGGACAGAATCACGGGCGCCACGGTCGAACCTGACCTGCACGGCGCCGGTAAGGATGGCTTCCGCGAAGGCGCCCCTGGTTCCCCGCCTGCCACCAGCGTCACAGAACTATGGCTGAACTCGGTGCAGGAGGAGATTTGTACCGTCATCGAGAACGGCGGATCTGTCCTCAACGGAGGGAACAACGATCAGCTGTATGATGGAGTCATCAAAGCTGCTGGCCTGAGGTACATCGGCGGAGCGATCGCAAGCCACGTTTCGCGTACGTCACCTGTGTCGATGGACTACCGAGGCATTGCCTACGGAGCGAGTGACGCGCTTTTCGTTGCGGTCGGAACTACGGCCCAGGGGCCGTGCACTTCGCCTGACGGCGTGACGTGGACCAACCGATCAGTGGCTGACTATCGCGCTGTGTGCGAGCACAGCGGAAGGTTCGTGTGTGTCGGCGCCTCTGGATCGATTGCGACGACGGACAACGGGTCTGCTTATACCGCCCGCACAGCCGACGCGGCTTACGCTTCGACGTTCTACTCGTGCCACCACGGGTCTGGCAGTTCTTACTATGTGATCGCAGGGGTTGCCGGCGAAGTGCAGACATCCGCGGACGCCGTGACATGGACGCATCAAACGGGCGGCCCTGGCACAAGCACATTCTTCGGCGGCGCGTATGGGAGTGGCGTTCACGTTTTGGTGGGTGGCGACTCGCCTAACCTAAACATGATTTACACCGCCTCGAACGCTTCGATCGGGACATGGACGGCGCGCACCCCAAGCACTGCGAATGGTGTGATTGGCGCCGTTGCATACGGTAACGGAGCGTTCATCACAGTCGGCTATGACGGCAGCGGAGACCCGTTGATCATGAGGTCTGTTGACCTCGGCGTCACTTGGGAAGATATCGACATCCCCAACGACATTGCCGTCCCGTTCTTCAGCATTGCATACGACCCTGACAATCAGGTTTTCGTAGCAGTCGGAGACGACGGTAAGATCATCGTTTCGCGCGACGGGTCGAACGGGTCATGGCGCGACGTATCCCGCGCGTCATTCACGACGAGCATCAACGCGCTCGCCTTCGGAGACGGCACGTGCGTCATGGTTGGACCTGGATCTGCCATCCGCCAATCGCTCGCCTTCCCATGGATGGAGTAAGGAATGGCCACCGCATGCTCTGACAATGAGCCGCTCTACCTTCCTCTGCGCATCGAACAGGGAGAGACTAAGATCATACCGTTGCATGTCGTCGACGCCGACGGGCTCGACGTCGACATCACCGGTTACACCTTCGCGGCCCAGATTCGGCGCAAGCCTTCGTCCGCCATCATCACCGCGACGTTCGCCTATGCGATCACGACCGCAGCTGACGGGCTCGTTCAGCTCTCGCTCACTGCCGCGCAGACAGCGGCGATCACGTGCGGGGATACCGACACTGAGCCCGCGTCCCTGTACTACTGGGACGTGTTCGCCACTTCACCGGGCGGCAAGGTGACGAAGCTCGCATACGGCGAAGTCGTCATGGTCGCTGCTGTAACAAGGTAAGATCTGGCACGCTTGAGACTCGCGTTCACCCTCTAAACCTTACCGTCTAACCACCTCCCAAAAGATTCAACGCCTCGGGTGCATTCCCGCAGGCGGCGGCAGCCCATTGCAAAAAAGGAAACACCATGGCCGTCCAGCTCTCCACCGCAGTCCGAAACGCCCGACTCGACGTCATCGAGTCCACGATCAGCACGTCTGCCGTGCTGCGCATCTACACGGGCGCTCAGCCTGCAAACTGCGCGGCGGCAAACTCGGGCACCTTGCTCGCTGAGATGGCCTTACCGTCTGACTGGATGGCTGCGGCATCCGGTGGATCGAAGGCGCTAAGCGGCACGTGGAACGATACCAGCGCGAACGGCACAGGCACTGCTGCGCACTTCCGCATCTACGAGACCACGATCACGACCTGCCACATTCAGGGCTCGGTCACTGCCACGGGCGGCGGCGGCGACCTTACGCTCGACAACACGTCGATCGCGACGGCGCAGACCGTCACGATCACGTCATTCACGCTCTCGGATGCGAATTCCTAAATGATCAACCTGGTAGGAACCTCGGACATCATCCGAGTCATCACGTCATCGACGGCGAACATTGCCGTACACGCGTCGTGGATGGACCTGAGCGGTACGACGGTGACGCCAGGTCGAACCAACACGGCGATCTCGATCGCGACCACGACCACGATCGTAGCGGCCCCGGCCGGCAGCACGCAGCGCAACGTCAAGACCCTTACGATCAGCAACACGCACGCGTCGACCGTGAACACCGTAACGGTGCAGTACTACGACGGCGCAACGGCGTATCAGATCTTCAAGCGCGACTTGGCTGCCGGCGAGATGATCGTCTACGACGAGGACGGCGGCGGGTTCAGCGTAAGGGATAGCGTCGGTCGCATCCTCACGCGCACGGACAATCTGGTCTCAGCGGCAGTCAGTTCGCTGAACACGGTCGTCCTGTCGGCCGACCAGACGAACAACAACGGCACAGCGAACACGATGGAGGACGTGACGGGCCTCAGCTTCGCTGTCACAGCCGGCGAGACTTACTGGTTCCGCTTCGTGATCGCCTACACCGCCGCAGCAACTACGACGGGTTCTCGTTGGGCAATCAGCGGCCCCGGCTCGCCGACCTTACTCAACTACACGAGCACCTACACGCTCACCGCGACGAGCAACACCGTCAACTCAGCAACGGCCTACGACATCCCGGCAGCGAGCAACGCGACATCGCTCACCGCGGGCAACATAGCGATCATCGAAGGCATCATCACGCCTTCAGCAAACGGAACGGTGATCGCGCGCCACGCGTCCGAGGTGCTTTCAAGCGCCATCGTCGCGAAGGCAGGCTCTATGCTGCAATGGATCCGAACGCTCTGAGGGGTGACCCGTGGCAGAAGGTAGCCGCGCGAAGTCTTACTTCGACGAGCACGCCAACGCGATCAGTTGGTTCGCCGACGAGATGCCCCTTTCCGATGGGGTATCCGGCTCTGCTGCGATCACGCTCGGCGCTCTTACTGTTGCTGGCGTTGGTGACGTAGACGTCAAGGGCGCGTTGGCTGTCACCCTCAGCGCGCTCACCAGCACGGCTGTCGGCGATGTCGATGTCGTCGGATCGTCAAGCATCACGCTCGGCACGCTCACCAGCACCGCAGCCGGTGATGTGGATGTCGTAGGCCAGGGCGCTGTTACGCTCGGGGCCCTGACGTCTGCGGCAGCCGGCGGCGTTACTGTCGCAGGCGCTGCTGTCGTCACCCTGGGCGAGCTGACAGCCTCGGGCATCGGCGACGTGGACGTCGTGGGCATTGCGTCCGTGACGCTCGGCGCTGTGACATTGGCAGCCGAGGGCGTAGGCGGCGACCCGCCCGTCACAGGCGCCGCAGATATCACCCTGGGAGCCCTCACATGCGCCGCTGAGGGCGCGGTCGATGTGCAGGGCGCGGCAGCCATCGAGCTGGGCGCCTTGGCCTGCTCAGGCGCCGGCACGGTGGCAATCGTCGGCGAGCTGGCGACGACGCTCGGGGAGCTTACCGCCTCGGGCGCTGGCGTGGTTCCGATCGTGGGCACTGCGGCCACCACCCTGGATGCGCTCACATCGAGCTCTACCGGAGTGGTCCCGGTCGCAGGCGCGGCCGATATCACCCTCGGGGCGCTCACGTCGGCGGGCGCTCCGCTGGACGTGCAGGCGGAGGAGTACGACGGCGAAGTCTACACCGTCGTGCTGCGCGACATGCCGCGCCAACGCGTGGTCATCGCCGATCCTGCCGTGTGCTCGGTGGTACTGGCCGACATGCGCCGGCAGCGTGTGGTCATCGCTGACCACGATCCGATCGAAGTCGTGCTCGCCGACATGCGAATGCAAACAGTAAGGCTGCCTTACTCCATCAGGCGCACGAACGGCGCAGCGGCTGTGACGCTGGGAGCGCTCACGATCTCTGCAATTGCAGAATGACACTTTAGGCAGGAGTCCAAGCACATGCTCAGCATGTTTCGTCGGAAAAACGACCCCCAAGGTGCACCAATGCTCAACTACCGAGACATTCTGATCAACGGCGTCGCGCTAGACCGGCGCACAAAGCTCAATTTCGTGGGGGTGTCTGGCGTTGACAACAGCGGCGAGGCTCGAACCGATGTTACGTTCGATGCCATCGGCACGTCCGTTCTGACTAGCGACCTTCCGCCCGGCGTAGATGGTCAGATCTTGGTGGCATCGGGCCGCGACGCGATTGGCGACGGTGGCGGCGGCCTGCTTGTGTTCGATGAGGCGTCCAGCGCGACGCCAGACAACGCAACCGTGTGGCAGGTGGATGCGCTGCCGGGTCGGTGGGAGCGGGTGTATGACGGGACCCACTACAATGTAAGGTGGTTCGGCGCGCATCCTGACGCGACTGCCTCCGCAAACGCGACCGCGATCCAGGCAGCGATTGATGCTGCGGTGGCTGCTGACGTCCGTGTGGTCCTGATCCCGTCTGGGATCTATCAAATATCGCGCACCATATACCTGGGCGCATCGGCGTCGTTCTCTTGTCTAGAGCTGCGCGGTGACGGATACGCCTACGGCGGTGACTACGGTGGCACAGCACTGGTTGCCACATTCTCCAATGCCCCGGCGGTCAACGTGCAGGCCGCGCGCGGCTCGGTTGTCCGCGACATGGCGCTAGTTGGGCCCAACGTCGATCACGTATCGAGCAACAGCCTGGGTAATGCAAACCCACTGCTGGACGACACGAATATCGCGAACTGGTGGGATCCGACGCTCAGCGCGAACGGCGCCACCCGTTACGCGCCAAGCTGCGGAATTGCGATCGATGGATGGTCTGGGTCGGCGCCTGCAACGGCGTACCCGACAACTCACATTTCGTACGGGAAAAGCTTCTCGACAGATGTCATGATCGATAACTGCCAGATAATCGGGTTTAACACCGCGATCGTAAACCAGCCATGCGATGCGGACGGCAACGCCGACTTCACCGTAGTCCGCAGATGCAGCATATCCTATTGCGTGTATGCGATCAGCGTCGGTAACTCGCAGAGTCGTCAGTTCGGCATACAGGATGTGAAGGTTGGCCAGTGTTACACCGTGCTGACAAACATTACGCATGGAGCCAGGTTCGGGAAATTCAACGGAACAGTCGACAACCTGAGCGTTGGGTTTTGTATCCAGTTGTTTGACTTCGGGACCAGCGCGTACTTCGGCCCGATCAAGTTTTCATGCTGCTATGCAGAGAGCGTGTGGCGGCTGGGAAACTACGCGGCGAACAGCGCGTCGGAGCAAGGGGTTACGTTCGATAACTGCCAGTTCGGTTTTCATCTGCAGAACACTACGCGCGGCATTCCTGCCACTATTCTGAGCGGGTCGTCACAGCAGACACTGCTGCGATTCTCAGGGTGCACGTTCGGGAACTACCCGTCAGTTATCCCTATCGATCAGCAAGGGGTAGTGCTAGACAACTGCTTGTGCGCTAGCGTCAACAGGCTTGAGAATGGAGTCACAAAAACATATGAGGCGCTATTTCACAACGCCACATGTGACGGCGTGATCATCGGGATCGGAAATGGCACTGAGGACCATCGGATAAAGTTCGATCAACTAAACATAGACACGCTGGCCGATGCGGGCAGTGTTATTGCGCGGCGCGGGTTCAGCAAATCTGACCGCAAAAGGTGCATACCGATTCACACGCACGTGGTGTCTGCGATAGACGACACGCTCGACGATGTCCACGTGCGTAGACAATACACTGCGTGGGACAAGTCCGGCTTCTCTTCGTGCACGCTCGTTCACGGATCCTCGAGCAGCTCAGCTAACACGGGAGTGTTGACCATCGTGCTATCCGCTGCCACGGCAGCCGAGGCTGAGCATTTCGGCTATGCCGCTGGAGACATCATAGTTGACGGCGCGACGAAAAGCGTTTTCGCCATTCGCTCGTTCAACGATGGGACGAATACGATCGTTGCGGAGCTACAGAACAACTATAAGGTGTCCGGCGGGAACTACACCACAGTGACCGCGTTCAGCGAGACGGTGGGCGTTATGTACGCCTACAACGCTCGTCTGTTTTGCCCGCAATATACGCTCATCGCAGACGTCACATCTGGCAGTGCGGTGCTTGCTGCGACGGGCAGAGATGACGGGTACTCCGGCTTCATTTCGTCAGGCGGCGTAACCGACGCTGTTAATGTGGACGACCGTGCGTATGTTGCACCCACTGTAGACGCCTGGATAACGTACGGTGCAAACAAGGTGACCGCGATAGACGCTGACGGGACGTCCATAACCTTAGACGGCACGGCGCCACGCAATGCCAGCCGCAAACGGCTCGGCATATGGATCCGAAAACCTCCGGCTAATGAGGCGTCAAGATGAGACGATTTGGGAGGCGCAGTCGACTTACTTCGGCTGATGATCGCGCCACGGCACAGGCGGACAAGCAAACGTCGTCGGTCGCATCTAAGTAAGACAGTAAGGAGCGCACAAGTGGACCCGTCAACGCTGATTCCCCTTCTATCGCTCTTGCCCCCCGCATGGCAGCAAGCGGCCGTCACCGCCTTACTGTTCATGGGCTCCATGACAGTGGTCGTGGCTGCGCTGAAAGCCGTTGTACCATTCCTGCGATCGCTCGCCGAGCGCACCGCGAGCACGCGCGATGACAAGGCGGTGAGCATCGCGGCTGATGTGTTGAACGACCTCGCGAAGCTTGCCGAGTGGTGCCAGCGGTTCACCGAGGTGCTGGCAGGACACCGAGCTCCACCTGTGCGCGCGATGCTGAGTGCGGTCAAGCGCAAGGGCCCGCCTGTTGCCGTGATCTTACTCGTAGTGATCGCTGCGCAAGGTCCGCTGGGCTGCGTGGGCTCGTCGGTGCGAACGCATGCGACGATCGCAGACACCGCATACGAACCAATCCTTGCGACAAAGCTTGCGATCGAAGATCACGCCTATCGTGCCGTCGCGCTGATCAAAGAAGACTCGGCCACGACCGAAGAGGCTGAGGGGAAGATCTCGAAGCTGCGCGAGCGGTACCGGCCAGTCGAAGGCGCCACGGCTCTCGTCATCGAGGCTTACAACGCCTACGTCGATGCGATCCAATCGGCGCATGAAGACGGTAAGGACGTGCGCACCGAAGCGGGGCTCGCTCTTTTGAATCGCTGGAAAAGCTTACTATCTGCGGCCGAGATGATCGGTCTTGATTTGCCTGAACCGCCCGAAGCGCTGAAAGGTTTGGTGCCATGAGCGATCCGAGCAAACACGACGAGCTAACAGCGGAGATCCTCGAAGGCATGGGCAACGCGGCAGCCGGCATCGCCGGAAGCTTCGGGCATGCAATGGCAGGCACCGCGGCCAAGGCCATCATGCACGCAGCGGCCGAAGCGATTCGCAGGCGCGGCGTAACGACCGATCAGCTCGTGGTGTCCCTGCGCCACGTCTCGCCCCTCGATATGCCTTGGGGTGCTGACAAATGACCACCGTCGTCTACTCGCCTTTCTTTGGCGTGATCGCTGTTGAGGATGATGACGATACAGTGGCCTTCGTTGGCTCGGAGCGAATGGTAAGAGTCGACTATCAGGTCGGAGACTTCGAGGACCTGGGCGACGAAGATAAGCACGTGGTGCGCTTGGATCACATCGAGGTAATGCGCTGATGAGCTACATTCTGGTAAGCGGCAAAGAGGTCGCTTGCGATGCTCCAGTGATCCTGTGGGAGGAGAGCGGCCTGCGCTTCGATGGACTCGGCAAGCGCTCGACCACTACGTGCGTCGTGCTCCACCACACGGGCGGCGTCGGCATGGCTCCGCAGGTTTTCCGCACGCTCAAGACGCGCACAGACAAGCGCGGCAAGCTCTTGAACCTGAGTGTTCACTTTTGCGTCGAGCCGAACGGCAACGTCTATCAGTTCGTTGACGCTGACCGTCGATGCGCCCACGCGGGAAGCGTGGACGACACGAACAACGATGGTTTGCAGCTGTCAGGCAACTCCTGCTCGATCGGAATTGAAGTGATTAATCCCGCGTCCAGCGTGGCGAGCGCTCGCGGTATTCGGCGGGCTCTTGTGCGTGAGGAGATCCATGGTGTCGAACAGGTGGCAACCGCGTTCACGGCTGAGCAAACAGCAAGCACGATCGCGCTTTGCCGGTCGCTATGTGCCGCCTACGGGCTCCCCTGCGATGTGGCGATGGATGATCAAGACGTACTCTCGACGGTGATGCCGGAGCAGGAGTTCAAGACATTTCGCGGGGTGCTTGGCCACCTTCACCTGACCTCGCGCAAGCGCGACCCTGGCCTTGCAATCTTACGATCCATTGCTGCGCTCAGTCGCAGGCCTTCCACGCCACCGGACGTGATTTGAAAATGAAGGTGCCCCGTGCCGGAATGGCTGACTCACTTGCTCGGGCAGATGTCGCCGGAGGGCGTTGTGAGCGGAACCATTGCGGCAATTGCTGCCATCATCCGAACGGTTGCCGCAGTTCTGGAAGCTCGCACCACGCGTAACTTCAAGCGTAAGGCCAGCTCGATACCGCCAAGCGAGTGCACAATGCGAGACCTTACTGAGATCGAGCGCGAGAACGAGCGCATGCGCGGCGAGCTGCATCGTCTGCAATGGCGCGTTGATGAGCTTGAGAAGCAGCTCACCGAGGTCGGGCGCGATCACAGTCACACGGCAAGAGCGCTCAATCGCGAGCGCGAAGACTGCGAAATGCTCAGGCTCCGCGTGGGCGAGCTGAAAGAAGCGTTGCGCGCCGTCAACTCGGGCGCGTCGACGCACCTGCCCACGCACCCGCGCACGCGTGGGTCAGCGCCTTCGTGGGAGCTGATCGATGTGGTCGAGGAGGACGCGAGGCCTACGCCGCGGATGGGGATGAAACGAGTCAAGCGCGATGAAACGCCTACGCACTGACTGGATGCACCGATGAAACTTACCGACCTCAACCCTCAGTTTTTGAATGCGGGCGGCGAGCACTGCTACACGCGCGACCCCGAAACGGGCGCGCTCCTCCCTGCGCCGGATCGTAAGGGCGTGGGCGTTGTGTTCGATTGCCCGTGTGGCAACCACGAGGAAGAGCACAGGTGCTTTGTGCCGTTCAAGATCGCGATCGATGGCATGCCGAGCGGTGAGCCCAAGGGCTGGCAGCGCACAGGCGACACCTTCGAGACGCTTACGATCGAGCCGTCGATCCTGCGCATCGGCGGGTGCGGCTGGCACGGGTGGATCCGCAACGGGGACGTGATCACATGCTGAGACTCGCCGCCCTGCTCGCCCTTGCCCTCTGCGCGTGCGTCCACGGGCTTCCGCCTGGCTCTACTGATGGTAGAGCCGTCTCGGCTGTCGAGGGCGCCTGGCGGGCCGCTGGGCTGCCTTCACCGGGGGATTGCCTGGAGCTTGTCGAGGTGCGCCGCCATCGCTCCCTGAGCGCCTACGTGGATGCCTGCGACGGGGGCAGGCCGGGCCTGTACGGCGATGCCGCGCGAGACTCGGCCGGATGCCTGACCAGTGCATTCCGTGGCGTGCTCGGAAAGAGCGTGTGGATCGTGAACGTTGCCCCGGGCTACCACGCGGACCCGACGATCGTGGGCCACGAGCTACGGCACGCCCTTACTTACTGTCACCTTGATCGGCCGAGGCATGACCCGTTCGATGCGGGACACTCAGATCTGAGGGTTTGGCGGTAGCGGGTGGCGCAAGCGGCTCGATGTCATACGCAGAGATCGAGTCAGGATCGAACCATTCCAGCTCTACGCCGATCGGGCCTGTGTCTCCGCCCCACGGGTTTGCCTCGTAGCAATCATCGCATGGGTCATACGTGACGAGGCACCTGCTTTTGTGGTCTCTGTAGCGCATCCACGCGCCGGACGTGCCATTTAGCATTCGCTCTGCGCGTTCGATCTGCTCCGGCGTCCACGTGTACCTATCCAAGTCATCCATATTTTTCCTTACCTTTCTCCATGTGTTGGCGTCACCCAACGGGCCAGCTCATACCGGCGTGCCTTGCTACCTTCGTCAGTGTGCGAGTTCGCGTGCCTGTCTGAGGGTGTGGCGATGAACAGCGCGCACCACTCCTCGTAGGTCCTGCGCGGCCACCACCGGCAATGCTCAGCTAGCCATTGCGCCAGCTCGTAGCGATTCGGCATAGGTTACCTTTCATCTGCCGAAAGAACCGCCACAAGCATCGTATTTTTGCGATCCATCCACTCGCGGAACGAGTGCGGCGCCACGCCTCCGCGCAGGCAGGTGTCAGTGTACATTGCGTATTCCATCGTGTTGCGGTCGCGCTCTTGGCTCGCTTGCTCGCGAGCCGCCTCCATCGCCTGGTAGCGCTCCACCTCTGCGCGAGTGCGCTCGACCAAATCGCGCTTGAATTCGTCCCAACAGCGGGCCTCCTCGCGCTCGTAGTGAGCGCATTCTCCGAAAGAACCGCGGTCAATCGTCCCGTCCTGGCGGATCGGGTTGTACGGCTTCAGCCCTGGAAAATCCATTCCAAACCTTACCTTTCACCCTCGCCAGCCTGTATGGTGAACACCATGCGCCTCTTGCCGCCGCAGTCTACCGAATAAGCTGAGCCAAGCGCCTGCAGCGGAAGCGCCGTTCGTCCAAGATGCGCTGCTAGGTGCGCGATCAAGAGCGCCGCTTCGCTCGCGCTGAGTTCGACCACGGAAGTGTCTCCCACGTTTTCGACGTTCGCCACAGCCTTACCTTTCGCCCCTGCTCAGCCTTCGGGCTGTGCGGGGGTTTTGTTGTTTTCAGCGCGCTTGCGCCTCTTGGCCGGCTTCGCCAGCGCCTCACCGAGAGCCGCCCCGAGCAGCTTGCTACCGACACGCGAAATCACTCAGCCCGTACGCACTCGCACAGGGCGCGTATCGTCTCAGGCATCGGGGCGATTCCGCCTGTCTCGGTCAGCACGCGCACCGGGCGCCACCCTCTGCCATTGCAGCGCGCGCAGTCGGCGCGAACGGTAAGGGTTCGTGCCTTTGCCCACGCCGCCTCATCCTTCGCGCCTGCGTTCTGAGCGTCGTGCCAGTCAGCGTTGCTCATGGCGCCCCCAACGGCCTGATAGATCCGTCTGAGTATTCGACGAAGCCCGTCCCCCGCGCAAGCTCGCGCACGACCGTGACCGGCACGCCTGGACGCGGCAGCCAGTGCGACGGTAGGCCGCACGTGTCGCGAGGCTCAGGCGCGCGCTGTGCCGGGATGTCGTCGAGGCTGCTCACGTAGATGTGCGTTGGCATCGGGCCGAGCGCGCTGGTTTTCGCGACGACCTTGCTGAGTTGCGCGAGCATGTCTCGCATGCGTCGACGCTGGCGTTTCGATGGTGCCTTACTCTTCGGCGTGTTGAGCCGGGCGTGGTAGCGGTCGCGCGCGGCGAACATCTCGCCGACAAGTCGATGGTGCGCGTCGTAGCTGCCCGCGCCGAGCCACCACCGATTGAACGCGCGCTGGTAGTGCCTGCATGCCGCTGCGTACTCGCCTCGATAGTCGTGTAGAGATTTCATGTCTTACCTTTCGTTGCTCGTTCGTCCCGCCACCTGAGCCAGCGGGCGAGACCTGTGCTTTTCGCAGGTACGCTTGCACAGTCGGCACGTGTCACCGAACGGCTGATCTTCGTCGCCTGGTGCGCACACGCAGGCCTCGTTCAGGATTGCGATCGCCGCATGCCTGTACGCCGCAGACTTCGATCGCCACCCGCGACCCTTACCATTCACGCGGTAGACGGTGGCCTTCGAGGCGATGATGGTCGTCATGTCTTACCTTTCTGCGCTGACCTTGCCATCGCAATCAACACGTCCCGAAACTCATGCGGCGTTGCACTCGCTGCGCGCTTGCCGACTCGCGGCCTGTCCTCACCGCTGCGTACGGAATTGCCGCACCACGACACGAGCGCCTTGACATCGGTGTCGATCACGTGGCCCCATCGCAACTCGGGAAGGTCCACGCCGCACGCATAGAGCCACGTGGCCTTCTTTGCGGGGTGTCCGTAGCGATTCTGCTCGACGTAGCACGTCCACCCGTCGTGACCGTCGATCCAATCAGCACGCGACCATCCCCCGCCTGTCGTCGGTGCTGCAAGACGATGCGCTGCCCATGCGTCTGAGTATGCTGGATGCTCCAACACCCCCCCCATTTGCGCACTGACGCGAGCGCAGAGGCAAAGCACCCGCCGTCTTCACCGCGCTTGTGGCCCCAGCGCGCCTCCACGAGGCCAGCGAGCCGGCACCACCGAGAGCACGGCGGATGCGCGACAACAGGGTAAGGCCCAGGGTACAGGCGTGCGTCGCGCTTTTCGTCCCACGCATCCACGTCGGGCAAGCCGGCGTAGCAGCCTTTGGCGTCAACGAAGAGAGCGGCGATCTTACGCTCACCCATGCCGCGCTCCATTCGCATCACCGCGCTTGATTCGCTCTGCGGCATCGTCGCCCATCTCGTCACGCCCGTCAGTCAGCAGCCACGCCACCACGTCCGCGATGGCGTCGGCGTAGCCTTGCGCGTAGCCGAGGGGGTTGCCTCGGGTCGTGTTCGGGTAGAGTTCGTTCATCAGCGCCACGAACTCCGCGCGCGGGTTGCGTGGGGTGACCGGCTCACCCATGGGGCACCTCGAAACGATCGAGCGGCGTCGAGTAAGCGAGCATCAGCGGGTGGCGCGGGTGCCCGTTCTTCGTGCGCCCGAGGCACATCGGTTCGTCCGCGCCTTCGGCCTCGCGAGCAATCTCGAGGATCCTTACCGTCCTACTCGCGACGAGCTTGGCGACCCGTGCGCCTCCCGTTGCGCCCCACGCAAACACCGGGCGGTCGTATTCGATCGCAGCCCTTACCCAGTCGTTGTTTTCAGGGCCGATCGGGTCTGGTGCGTCCAGCAGTCCGGCAGGGTCCGTCGATCGCAGCGCGAACAGGTTGACGACCCAGATGCCAGACATGCCCCAGCGGCGTGCGAAGCCCATGCACTTGCGGATCGTGGGGTCGTCTGCGTGAGCATCCGCCGTGCTCGGGTTGAGCATGACGAACGTGGCGAGAGGTCCGTCAGCCCACCTACGCCACAGCGTGTACCGATACCGGCCACAAGCAGAGACTTCGGCGCCGGATTCTCCGATCATGTCACCAGGCCAGGCGGGGAGTCCCGGTAATTCCCCGATGCGACCTGTCCGCGCGTGTCTTACGCTGTCCGTCTCAGGCGGGGCAATCGTGCCAGATTCGTCCGGTAGTCCCCCGGTGTCCCTGACTGTCTTACCATCGATGTGATGAAGGTCATCATCTCGAAGGAGCTTCGACTCTGACGTTTTCGCGCTCATTCTTGGGCCTTTCGCTTGGCTGCCTTCTTCTTGGTCCCGGTTTGAGACCCGGTTTGAGCAAGGAACCGTGACCCGACCCGGGCCCCGAGCTCCACGACTTCGCTCGGCTGCGTGCCCAGGTAGCCGGCCTGCACGGCCTCTGTTTTGTGCCCGCCGACTGCGCGCAGAAGGCGAGCGCTCGCGAACGTCTGAGCGACCGTCAGCATGGTGTGCCGGGCCGTGTGGGAAGCCACGGGCAGGTCGAGCCCGATCGCGAGCAATCCGCGTTTGTACACGTGCCACGCCGTGCTGATCGACCAGTGCTCCGAATGCCGCTTGCGTGTCGTGGGCGGGCGGGGGAACACCAGCACATCGAAGCCCGGCCACTGCTCGCGCTCCATCGTCGCCCGGTGCGCGGTGATCAGCGCGAGCCCATCGGGTCCAAGCGCAGCTGTGCGCGCGTAACGCCCCTTCGTCGGCCCGACGCGTCCGCGCACCTGAGCTCGGCGAATCGTGACGATGCCGGTGGTCATGTCGATGTCGCCCCACTCGAGCGAGCTCACTTCGCCGAACCGGCAGCCCAGAACGAACTGGGCAGCAGCGAGCGGGTAGAACGCCTCTGCGTGGCGCTGGAACCACGACAGCAGCGCGACAGCCTCTGACTCAGTGAGCGCCCGTCTGGGGGCGTCCTCGAGCGCCTGTGAGCGGGTAGGCCGCGTGCTGCGCCGCTCGGTCTCGGCTGCCGGGTTGCCCTCGCAGTAGCCACGGCGCACCGCGTAGCGGAACACGTGTTTGAGCACGTCCCTGATGCTGTTCACGGTGCCGGGCGCGAGCGGGAGCGCGTCGAGGTAGGCCTGGAGCTCGCGCCGGGTGAAGGCGTCCACGAATTGCTGACCGTAGCGCTTGGTCAGCTTGCGGACGTGCGAACCGTAGGAGATGTGCGAACCGTAAGACTCGACAGTTGCGAGCCACTCCGAGGCCACGGCGCCGAACCTGCGGCGGTCCTTCGCTCGCGGGTCGGTCTCGTTGCGTGCCGCCTCGAGCTGGCGAGCGCGCTCGACCACTGCAAGTGCCTTGCTCGCGGCCTCGAAAGTGACCACGCGATCACGGTGCTTGCCGTCGCGCTGGTCGATCCAGTAGAGCCGCGCCTTCCACAGCTTCTTACCGTTGCGCCTGCCGCACTGCTTGAGTCCCCGGCTCATTCGTCGCATGCTTCCCTGGTTGGCGTTCGGCTGAAGTCCCTCAGCGCTTCGAGCATGCGTCCCCATTCCCGATATCCGCGGTGCAGGCGAGCTAGCCACATGCCCATCGTTTCGTCGGGGTGCGCTCCGTACATTCGCCGGTGAGTCATGTTGCCGTCGAGTTGATCGGCCAGGTCTTTCCGTGCCGCGTCTCGCTCAGAGCGCAAGCGCTCAACATCTCGCGCAAGGTCTTCTGCGCACACAGTAGCGCCATTGAAAGAGTAAGCATGAACGGTTCCGCCAAGTGACCTCGCGGCAAGCCGCGCCTTTTCCTCGGTCGCGTAAGCAGCGACCGAGGCGCCGCTTTTGAGGCGGACGGGCTTAAAATCTCGCTCGACAACGAAGATCATTTGGCCCGCCCCTCCATGTATGCGATCAGCGTTTCGCGCGTGAATCGGTGGCACTTGGGCCCGCCCGGTCGCGCGGGCGAGTCTGGCACCAGGCGCCCACGCAGCACGGCCTTACGCAGCGCGTCCGCAGACATGCCGGTCATGTCTGACGCTTCCTCGAAGGTCAGGTACATGCGCTCAACTTTTCTCGCTGCGTCGCCCATTACTTCCTCACCTTCTTGTGCACGTCTACCCGGATCAATCCCTTCGGCGTCATCCTGAGCAGCATCACCTCGCGCGGCGTGCGCAACTCGAGCAACGTCGTGCCGTGGTGCGTTGTGATGCGCGATACCGTCGTCGGGCCCCACGTGAAACCGTAAAGCGTAAGCTCGCACGGAACCGGCGTGTCTAGCGTGCCCATCACTCCTTGCCTTCCTGCGCTTGCAATGCATTTCGCAGCGCCCCAATCAGCACACGAACGTCATCGGGCGCATTCGCAAGCACCTCTGCGATCTCCGTGCAACCCATCACCATGTCCGACGCGTGCACGCTGTCCGTCGCGATCCAGCACTCCTTGCCGGTGTCCTCGTCCTCGCCGAAGCTGCCGATCGGCCAGTCGTTCGCAGCGTCGTCGATGCCTTGCGCGATTCGCAGGCGTGGCATGCGCGACCAGCGTTTCGCGATCTCAGTAAGCTTCGGATCAACTGGCATCACGTCGCCGTACCCTTCCGCGCCCTGTCGTAGGCGGCGAGTGCTTTTGTCAGCGCGGTCCTGCTCCCTGTGCCGCCTTCCGCCAGGTCGCGAGTCATCCGCACGACCTTACGCGCGGCCAGGAGTTCGCGGGCAAGCTCGACCACGTCCAGCGCAAACCCGCCTGACTGGCACGTCACGATGTAACGCAACTCTTTGTCGGCGATGGTCATGGCATCTTACCCTTTCGCATCGCGATGTGGAGCCGCGCAGCATCAAGCGCCAAATCAAGCGTGTCGTGCCGGCTAGACTCTTCGCCAGGCTGCAGCGGTGCAAGCAGCCAGTAAGACGGGCCGAAGCTCGAAGGGCAAAACAGAGCCTCGTACCTGCACCCGTCTGCTGCCTCGATGCGGACACAGGTTATCCTGGATTCGTCCGGTATTTTCAGCGTCTTCGCCATCACGGCTCGCCTCGGTACAGGCGACTGAGCGCGTCACCGACTGGCGTGTCGTATCCGAAGTCTCCGGGCGCTCCAAAGGCTGAGTGAATCGCCTTGAGGTCGCATGACGGTACGATGCGTCTGAGCACGCGCACCATTTCGACAGCTTCCCGTAGCTCCCGTGCCGACTTACGCGCCTCGTCGTCCTCGTCGGCAAAGGATTCGAGCTTGCCCAACGCTTCGTAGTATTCACGTTCGCGCTTTCTCAGCGCGTCCACCAGCGGCAAATGATTCAGTACGCTTACCATCTCGTCACCACCCTCCTCTTACCATCCGCCAAACCAACATCAGCAACGGAGGACCACGTTCGGACTCGTGATATCCCCAGGGCCAGGCCGCTTCCACGCTGGATCTGATCCGTGCACTGCGTTCAGCTTTGCCTGATTGTCTGCGTCACCCATTGATGGGTCAATCTCGTGCACGAACACGAGTTTGAGATGCGCTGCAATCTTCTCGCGTTGCGAGTGTGAGAATCCTGTGCCCGCGGCAGAGGACGCCTCGCTCAGCTCCATATAACCCTGCAACCAGAAGCAAAAGTCACGACTCGTCATACCGTCTCGCTTTCTGCCGGCGTCACCGGCTTACCAACCTCCACAGCACCCAAGGCGCGTTCAACACCGCAAACGCGACGATGACCGGGCCGATGTAGACCTTACGGTTAGTCATCATTCGTAGCTTTCTCGCGCCAAGCGTCGACCACGCTTTGAGCGTCTTCAGCGTCGTGCATTTCGACTAGTGCATCTAGAGCGACCTGCGTAGCGACCAGGAGCTGAAGCGGGCTGAATACGCATCCGTTTTCTTTCGCTCGCTCTTCAGCGTTTATTGCGTCCAGTTCGCGACGAACCACGCGCGCAAACGCCACTTCAGCCTCTGCTTTCTTACGCATCACCCATCCTTCAGCGCGCAGTCGGGCAGCGCCTTACCTTCTGCAATCGCCTTCGCTATCCGTTCGCGTACGCTCGCGGCAAACGCTTCAACGTCCACGCCCATCTCACGAAGCTCGCTGTCTACGCTCTCCTCGGTCATGTCTGCCCACTCGTCCAGCTCGTGCATGTCGACAAACGCGAGGACGCGACGAAGCGCCGCAGTCTTCTGCTCTTGCGTCATCGCGTCGTACTTCGCGCGCAGCTCGGCGAGCGTGACCTTACCGTTTGCCATCACTCATCCTCATCGCAAGCAACAAGCTCCGCGCACCCCTCGTCGACGCTTACGCGCAGCCTCGAATCACAGTTCGGGCAGCTGCCTTCCCGGTCCTCGCACCAGATCGGGCGTGTCTCACGTGGTGGTATGCCCGCGCATTCCCGGTGCGCGTCATTGCACGCAGGTATCGTTGTCACCGGAGCGCCGCACAGTGGGCAGTCGAGGTAGGCCTTACCGTTTGCCATTGGCGGCCTCCATGCACACGCAACGCTTGTCAAACATGACTGGGACGCGGCCACTGCTGCACGTGCTGGCGTGGCACTCCCGTTGCTTTTGCTCGTGCTTGTCCATGCCTTCGCATACCGCAACAGCGAGGCATCCGAGCACGAGAAGCACTGCAACGGCTTCGATGTTGTCGACAAGTGTCGCGATCACCAGAACCAGCGGTTTGGCCACGTATTGCCACCGCGGAGTCTTACCGTTTGCCATTGAGCACCTCGCGGAGTTCTTGTGCGCATCGCTTTGACGCGTTCACGTGCGTGCCAAGCGCCTTACTCTTCCAGTGGTCCAAGTCGCGCAGCAAGTCAGCAACGTAGGCGTCGCCAGCTTCGAGCTTGACCACCGGGATAGGCTTGTTGGCCTCCGCTTCGAGCCGTGCGCGCAACTGGTCATTCTCCCGATGCGCCTTGTTCACGTCTTCGAGCAGCACTCGGCGGTTCGCGGATATCTCAGCGCGCAGCGTGTCGCGCTCGCTCACGACCTTACGCAGTGCCTCATAGCCCGCGCCTTCCTCGTCTGAGTCTTCTACGCCGAGAATGACTTCGATGCGGTTGAGCGTGGCGCAACGGATGCCGATCGCGTCCATGGCATCGTCATCGGTGCCAACGTCGCACCGGACGCCCTCGGCCCACTCACGCCAGCGCTTGATCTCTGCCGTGAGTCTGTCGGCGATGCCATGTGAACGGCTCAGCGCCTCCCGCAAAAGGTCGCGCTCGCGCTCGATGTTGCGCATGGCAACGCGGTCGTCTTCTTCGAGACGCCGAAGAGCCTCACTCAGTGGCGGCGTGCCTTCGTTCACGACCCACGCGCTTCTGATTATCGCTGCCAACTCCGGCCCGGTCAGCTTGGTAAGGTCATCCACGCTCGCCCCCGATCTTACCGAAGCGCTTCTCTTCCTCGGCGAGCAACGCGTCGGCGCACTTGTACGCGGAATCAAGCGTCAGGTCAGATGACACAAGATGCCCCGCGTACCAACGCCACGCATGGCGCCGCATTTCGTTGTGGTCGGTGATGGTAGTAAGGTTTCGCTTGAACAGTTCATTGCACTCGTCGCGCAACGCGTCGCTTTGCGCATGCATCGCGTCAAGCGTGGCCTTACGCTCCCGCTCGAATACTTCGATCTTTCCTGAAAGCTCCTCGGCCAGCTTGTCAACCGCGCTTACCTTCTCGTCGATGCCTTCGCTCATCACATCCACCCCTTCTTACCTTCGATCGCGTACCGTTCCTGAGTGTCTCGGCGCCTGTTTGACGCTTTCGTGAACGTGAGCCATTCGACGCTAGGCGATTTGCCAACGCGAAGCTTTGCGCGCTCCCAGCGCTTCCACGCGCGTAGCTCAGACCTGAGCGCTTGCTTGAGTGACATCATGTGACCTTACCGTTCCTCGGTTCTTGAACTTGAATACGGTTGCGTGCGAAACCCCGACCTCAAAGGCGATCCATGTGGCCTTCTCGCCAGCGGCAAGCAACTCGCGGATCCTTGCCACCCTTACAGCGTCGATCTCGTTCGGGTTTCGCCTGCGCTCTGCCCGCCAGTTTTCACCGGCAGCAACGCGCTTTGCCTGGCTCCACGACACGCCGAACGCCCGCGCGCACTCGGCGAGGCTCGCGCCGGTCTGAGCCTTTGCACGAAGCTGTGCGGCTGACTCGATGGTAAGGCGGATCATCCGAACAGCTCCTTTTCGCGAGCTAGCATGTGGGTAGCCATTTCTTCGATGAGATCAGCGCTTACGTCTGACCTTGATGCCATCGCGCAGGCGTACTGCCGCCACACGATCCTATCCTCGGCATTCTTACGCTTCTGATAGTCGGCCCAGTCCTGCTCGCGCTCAGCCTCGCAGCGTTCGACCCGTGCGAGGAGTTGCTGCGCCGTGGCCTTACTTTCTCCGCCCATGATGGCGAAAAAGAGCATACCGGCAGCAATGGCGTCTGCCTCGGCCCGGTGGGCCCCAACGATGCGGATTCCCCGGCGCTCGCAGCACGCGCCAAGTTTGTGGCGACCTGAGCCCTTCGCGAAACGATCCGCGCTCCACGCCATCGCGTAGGAGCACAGCCAGGGCTGCGCAGGGTCGAACAGCGGCACGCCTTCACCGCTCAGATGGCGGTGCATGATCGTCCGGTCGTAGGTGCGATTGAACGCGAGCGGGATCGCATCCTGCGCGACCTCTAGCAGCTTGTGCGCGACCTCTTCGAGCGTGGGCGCGTCCCTTACCATCTCGTCGGTAATCCCGTGCACCTTGGTTGCTTCCTCAGGAATCGGAGCAGCCGTACGAAGCAACGTCGAGAACCTCTTGACGACGTTGCCAGCGCCGTCGAAGCGCACGCACGCGACTTCAACGGGCTCGCACGTCTGATGGTCTGCCGATGAGGTCTCGAAGTCGACTGAACACACGTCAGACTCGCGCCAGCACTTGGTAAGGTCGAGCGCCATGGTCAGCCTTCGCTTCCCGGTTCGCGGTCCATCTCATCGGGCAAGACTTCACCCGTTTCCGGGTCGTGCTCGACCTCCGCGTGGGCTTCGATCGGAGCGTCCACGCCATGCGCTTGCAGCATGCTCACAACCTCAGGATCGGCTGCAGACAGTTGAGAGCGTCCGATCTCCGGGGCTTCGTCGAATGCCTCTGCGCGCGCCATTTCAGCGGACTTCGGGAGCCAGCGATACAGGCGACGGATCGCGGTCTTCAGCGCCATCGCCTCGAAGTCGGTCACCCACGGGCCACTGTTCGACGCGCGCGACCTTCCCTTGTAGCGCTCTACCTCGCCACGCGTGAGCACGGTAAACACGGGCTCGCCCCCTTCGAGCTTGGCCACAGCGTAGACGTGTGTAAGGCGCTTACGCTCGCGGTCGTTGTCCTTGCTCGGGACGTGCTTGATCGTTGGATTGAGTCCGAGCTCCCAATCGAACACGTCACCCTCGTAAACGGGGAACGCGTAGATCGACTTTACCATCCCTGATCGACGCGTGAGGTCGAGCATGCCCTGATAGCCGATGATGAGCTGGCAGATCGTCTTTCCGCTCTTGCGCTCGTCGAACGGTAAGAGGTAGGCGTGACCGAGCGGGGTGTTCACCTCCAGGCCGAGCTGCGACGCTTGAATGATTGCGCCGAGAAACGAATCAGGCGTGCACTGCGCAAGCTTCGGTGTCGTGCGCAGCGCGGTCAACGCAATGCGCGCCATACGGTCGGCCTTGACGTGCTTCGGAAGCGCGCGCGCAATCTCCGGGCCCATGCGTTCGAGCAGGGTTACCAGGCTCCTCTGCTCTGCCCCGCCCTCGGGACGCTTGGCAATGCGCCCCTGGTTGTCTGTGCGAATCTGGCTCATTCCGATGCCTTACCTTTCATGCGTCGAAGGACGCGAAACTCACTCGCCGCAACCGTCGACGCGGCGCGCTTTTGCGTGCGATAGCTCCACCCACTGCCGTCCGGGAGAATCCCGCGCGGAGCGTTGCCGATCTCGGCCTTGAGCGCGTTCTCGATGGTCGATATCTTACCATCTAACTCTTTGCGATCGGCCTTCATTCGTTCGAGATCCCCCATGTGATCGAACCACTCAGCGCCGAGCTGTGCGAACGTTTCTGGATCTTCGCGAGGGTAGAGCGCTTTGATTGCTCCGGTCGTGCTCTCGCTGCCATCGACGGGCGGAAGGCGCCCAGCCTCGCACTCATGCACGAATGAGCGCGTAAGGTTTACGATCTGACGATCGGTCAACTCCGTGCGGTCAACGTCGTCCCAGACCAGGCGCTGGCCTGCCACGAGTGCAGCCCCCGTGCAGCGCTGGACACCGCACACGATGGCCTCGGCGCGGCACTGCGCGGCGTAGTAGTCGGGCACGCCTTCGACCCAGTGCTCAGCTGAGCCAAACCCGATGTTTTTGACCTGCAAAGGGTGCCAGCCGCAGTTGATCACGTTGTCGTGAAACTCCGCCGCGAGGTCGCTGCAAGCGCTGGACGAAGCGCCAAACGCATCGCGCAACTCGCGCAAGATCTTACGCATTCGGCTAGCGTCCATCAGGCTGGACCGCTCGCTTACGAAAGCGTCAGGGGTCGCCGTCATCCAAGGATGCACGCGCGACCTGAGTGTCAGGCCGAACGGCACGGCAACGCGGCCAGTGCGACCTGAGTATCCCGCCACGATCGCGTCCTCAAGCTGGTTGCCCCAGAAAACACGCTCGCTATCGCTGAGATCCTCAGGCGGCAGCCTGCCCGTCTTGACGCATGCGAGCATGTACGCGCTCTGAAACGGCGAGATTCCGAGCACACAAGCGACCTCACTTGCGCCCACCGTGTGCACCGTGCGGCGTGCCTTGAGCCAGTTCTCGCGGTCGCGCGAGTCGGCGATCACGTCGAACGGAACGACACTCAGGTTTCGTGCTGCGTTGTTCATCTTGCCAACCTATTTCCTTCCGCGACGGTAAGGTCGCCGAACACCTGAACCCACGCCCTCAGCACGGCCATCCGCTCGCGGAAGCTCATACCGGCGCCCCGTCACCGTCCACCGACACCGGGCCAGCGGGGGCCATCGAGACAGCGCCCGTCCTCAGCGCGTGGTGCTTGCGGCATGCTTCGATCGCGTCCGCCTTCGTGGGCCAGTGTTCACCGCTCGGGTCTTTGATCATCTCCGGGTGCTTCGGATACCTGGGCAGAAACCAGGCTGCCCATTCGTCGTCGACGCGATGGTCCACGTCGTAGAATCCGTGCGCGACATGCGCGCGAAAACCGATTGCAGAGAAAGTAAGCTCCTCAGACATCATCCACTCCCTTGTCAGCGCGCACAAAACACCCGTTGTCATCCAGACGGTAAGGCCGGTTTGGCTCAATCCCATCCTCACCGACGTGGGCCACTTCGATCCGCCAGCGCTTGCTGTTCCAGCGCCTGATCGCAATGATCCCACCTTCGCCAGCCGTCGCGGTGCCACGTGCGCCAGCCGTCGCGGTGCCAGCGTAGCCAGCCGTCGCGGTGCCAGCGTCGCCAGCCGTCGCGGTGCCACGTGCGCCAGCCGTCGCGGTGCCACGTGCGCCAGCCGTCGCGGTGCCAGCGTCGCCAGCCGTCGCGGTGCCACGTGCGCCAGCCGTCGCGGTGGCGTACACGACGCCTACGCCGCAGAGATCGACGATCTGCTGCACAGCCGCATCACGCGTGCCGGAGTACGTCACCCACGCGCGCGGCACCTTGACCTTACTGTTCAAGTCAATGGCATCATCGGCGAACACTGCGCACACGAGCCACACCGCATTCGGGTCTGAGTGATTGATCGACGCGCTCGCATCGCCAGCTCCCATCAGCCACCCGTGCAGGCCGTGGCCGCACTCCTGCGTAGGCTGCCAGTCAGGCGCCTCCACCGGGCCGGACTCAGGCCAAACGAACCCGCCATGGGCGCGGCGCTGACTGTCGCAGCACCTAAGCATGTACGTGATCTTACCCTCGCGGCTACGCGCCAAAAACTCGCGCATCTCGTCGACTGGTGCAGCCTTGCTTTTCTTCGCGCGTGCCATCAATCCTCCCCATCCAAGCCCACCAAGCGCAGGCCAGCCAAACTAACCCCACCCCTCACGCGAGCTTCAGCAGCGCGCCTCAGCCGGTCAGCGCGGGCGCGCGCCCGGCGACAGCAAGAGCAGTCGCACGTGCCGTCATGGGACTCCCAGACCATGTCGGACTCGCAGTCGTTCTCGGAGCCTTCGCCACACGCTACGTCGTCTGAACGAGTGCCTGGCAGGTCGCCAACGTGACGAGCCGTGTCACCGTCGAGAGGCTCGCCGCATCGGCAGCACGATAGATCTGACGGTTCGGCTATCACCTGGCCCGCTCCTGATAGTTCGCACGCGCCCGCAGGTAGTCGCTGTAGAGCTCCGCCTTGAGCTGCGCGGCATCGGCGTCGTCGCCCAGCTCGTCCACGAGGTCAGCGACGTAGACAGCGCGCTCAGCGATAAGCCGCCATTCGCACAGGAGACAGTCAGACTCGGCACGCCGGATCGGGATGATCTTGCCCATCACGCGAACCACCGAGCAAAACGGATGTCGTTGGTAGACAGCGCAATCACTGCCAGCTCGCGCGCATTGGGCGAGCCTTGCGCGATAGCCGTCAGCACCTGATCGCGCAGGTCTCGCTCAAGCCTGTGCGCGGTCTCGTCGTCGCTGCTGTCGCTCGCGATTTTGCTGACCATCACGCGCGCCTTTCTTACGGTGATCATCACGCGACCTTCCTCTCGCACCTGACAGCCTCGAAATACGCGACCTCTGCGCAATCCATGTCGAACTCGAGCGCCTTCGTGTGCGCCCGGGCAAGCGCCACGGATGACCCGCACGCGCCCTGCTCTTCGATCGCGCGGAGCAGTTCGCGCCCGCTCAGCCACCGCTGCGTTGCCGCGTTCCAGCGCGACATAAGACGCTCAGTAATGTCTTCCCCCGTGCCCATCACTCCCCCCTCCAGCGCCGATGCGCTGCATCCCTCGTGTTGCGGTGCAGGCCTGCGGACAGATTCGCGGCCAGGTCCCAGAGCCGAGCCGACTCGGTCTCCATCTCCTCCGTGCGCGGGTACGCGTACGTGAGTGCGTCGCTCTCAGTGCGCAGCAGGTGGGCCACCCATTCGCGCGCCTGCAGTGGCGTCAGCGGGCGACTCATACAGCCCGCCCCATCATCGAGTCGTAAGATCTGCCCAAACGCTCCTGACGGTCTTCACGCTCGCGCATCCTGAGCGCGTGAGCCGTCATCTCGGCGTCATGCGCCAGCACCTTACGTTCCAGCTCCGCGCCCACGAAGTGGTGACTAAGCACCTG